GACAGTATTAGAAGGTCTGGATGTTAGTTCAGGAACAAAATAACGTTCATCTCTATAAGGTGCAGCATATGGATTCAACAATACATCTTTTGGCAAATTAGTATAAGGCCAACTAGGTAAAATCCCACCAAACCAACCTGAATCACTAGAGCTAATAGATTGATTATTTTTATCGTGAATTGTAATATTATCACGATCATTTACTATAATATTTTGCCTTGAATTTGAATTTGAATAAATAAAAAAACCCAATATAAAAATTATGATTAAAAGTAAAAACAATGTAACATTTTCAACACAAATAACTCCTGGAGGACACTTTTTCATTAATATATTATATTATTAAAAATATATTAATAACTTGATTTCACAAGTTATGAGATTTCACAAAATTTTTATTTATTTGTGCCAAATACAGTTGGAGCATTTACTAAACCAGACATACCTTTTAATGAATTTTGTAGACCACTCATATCAAATCCCTTTAACATATTTTGCGCTCCTTCTAAAACAGGAACCATCTGATTCATTGTATTAAATAAATTTTGTTGTTGTTGCATTAGTTTTTGTGTATCTCCTGTTAGTTGCTTAATAGAATCACTTCCTAATAATGAATCTAAATTTTGATATGATTGTTCAATTGTTGCTGCATAATCTAAACGTGGGCCAAAATGCTCCGAAGTGTTTCCTTGTCCTTTCTTAGTCGACCCCTTTCCTCCAAAACCTTCAGGAGCAGTTTCAGAAGTTTGATTGTTAAGTTCTGGATTGTTTATATCTACATTTGTATTATCTGATAAATTTGTTCCCAAATTTTGTTTTTTATCTTTAAGTGTATCCATATTTGCAGACTTTTGAACAATTGGTAGATTTTCAGCTATTTCAGGATCCTTTGCATCAACATTTTCTAAAGCAGAAGCAACAGGAGTAGTAGTAGTAGAAGTAGTAGAAGTAGCATCAGAAGTAGTATCAGAAGTAGCATTATCCATACCTTCGCGCATCATTTTATTAGCCATCATAAAATTAGTAGCAATTATAGATATTAACAAAACAACCGCCATATTTTTACTAAACTGATAAGATAGCAAACTAACTAATGCAAAGAATATAACAGCATTTAATTTGTTAGTTACTAAATAACCCAAAACATTTGTTGCTGTTAAAAATACAATGAAATACAAAAAATACTTGTTAGTTAATAATTTAGATGCTTCACTTGCAAAACTCATATTATATATATATTCTTTTAAAAAAAATTGATTAAAAATTATATATATAATTAATTTAAATATTCAGAATGCATACTGTTATTCAACACAATGAAAAAAATAAACACAATGAAAAAAATAAACACTATTTATTGTTATGTGAGTTACATCATCCATTAATTCATGGCAAAAATAAAGACAGTGATCCATATATTGAAAGACATTTCTTAGTAAACGATAGATTTGATCCTAGAACAGGTATTTCATATTATTGTTTGGATGAGTTTGAAGAGTATGATACTGACAATGAATCCATATCAGATAATGATGAAGATAATGATGAAAATAATAATCAAAATAAACTTATCAACCTAAATGATGTAATGATATTTTTAAAAGAATATTATTCTAATCCAGCAAATTCTAATCCAGCAAATTCTAATCCAGTTGTGTTAGGCAATCATCCAACAATTAGAAATTATCATAACATTATTTCAAGACCAAATTATATTAAACCTGAAATTGGAGAATATATTATTCTTCCTACACAAGAAGCAATTGCTATTTTAAAAACTGTTTGGTTAAGAATAATTCAGAGAAAATGGAAAAAAGTTTTTGCAGAGAGACAAAATATTATAAAACAACGTTGTTATCTACCTTATTTACGTGAGAGAGAAATTTATGGTAAATGGCCAAATTTATGTAACTATTTACCTGGATTAAAGGGTATGTTAAAAGATCTTAAAAGATAAATTATGAACTATGAATTATGAATTATGAACTATGTCTTCTTGTTTTATTACGTTTATTAGAAGTGGATTTAGAAGAAGACGAAGCACTTATAACTGAACTTGCTTTATCTAAATCTCTGCTAGAACTATAAACATATCCTCCTTTATATTTTTTTTTAATAGGTTTACGAGTTTTTCTATGTTTCTTTTTCATTGTTTTACGTTTACCGTGTCTTTTATGTCTACGAGTTTTACCTCCAAGTAAAGGAACATTACCGGAATTTATAATTTTTTGTAATTCATCTTTTATAGATTTAATTGATTGTTCATCATCTCTTTCAACAGCTCGTTTAATGTTATTTTGGATTATATTAATAGAACTTTGATTAGGAGTTCCGTTTAAATTTCTATAAAAACTATCTTTTTTTGTTTGTTCAGAATTAATAAATCTTTGATATAAATCTTCAACTTGTTGATTCATTTGTTGATTCACTTGTTGATTCATTTGTTGATTCGCTTGTTGATTCGCTTGTTGATTCACTTGTTGATTCGCTTGTTGATTCGCTTGTTGATTCACTTGTTGAGCCCCTTGTTCAGCTCCACCTTGACCAGGATTATTGATCATATTCATAATTGCCATAATATTATCGCCAACAGCTTTAAATTGTATAGAAACATCATCATTTTCATTATCTAAATCACCTAATTCATCAACAATAGAATCTATTAATGTAATTTGTTGTCCTAAGGTAGCATTAATAATACCAAATCTTTCAATAAGAGAGTTAGATTGTTCTTGTACACTAGCTACTTGTCTTTCAAGTTCTTTTTTTTGTCTATCTAATTCTACAATTTGAGCATTCAATTCTTGAATTTCATTGCCATTTTCTGTTCCTGAATTAGTTAATTCGGCTATTTGTTGATTCTTTTCTTCGAGTTGTCTATTTATTTGTTCCATATTTTGTTGTAACTCTTGTAAATTTTGATTTGCTTCATTAAGTTGACCTTTTGTTTGATCTAATTCTTCTGTTTTTTGTTGTAAAGCTACTTGACTATCTTGTAATTGCTTACGAAGTTGAGGTAAAGCTTTTAAATTATTATTATCTTTTAAAGAATTAAGTTGCCCAACAACTTCTCTCAATTTTGTAATAATTTGAACTTTATATTCTCTTACTCTGGTTTTACTGGCTGCAACCTTTCCTGTAATAGACTGAATTGTTGTGTCAAGTCCAGTTAACGCTTGATTTAATGGATTATTCGGAACTTCTGCCATTTATATATTAGTATTTTATTTTTTTAAAGTTTACTATAGATTTATAAAATTATTCTATTAATTCATCCAATTCCACCTTAACTTTATCAATTTCTCTTATAATATCTTTTTGATCGTGTTTTGCGGTTCTTAATTGGTCATTAACTAGATGTTCAGTCTTCATAAGATCACTCATATATTCCTTAAGTAGAATAAGAGCATTATATTGTTGTTGTTTTTCTCCAACTATGTAATCATAATATTTTGTATAGTCAACCTTCACTCCATCAAGATATTGATTTAATTTTTGTTTTTTATCTAAATCTTTCTTCTTTTTAACTAACAATTTTTTTTTATTCATTATTTCTTGTTCAATTTGTATTAAATGTAAATCCCTTTCGGCTAAAGGTAAGTTCATTCTTAAAATAACTAGTTATTAAATTTTTAGTAAATACTATATTAAAAAAATATAAAATCTACAATATAGTATATTTAGGATGTCAACTAACAATTTAGAACCTTTATTACTTCCAGATGATAATAGATTTGTAATGTTTCCAATTAAATATCAGGACATATGGCAAATGTATCAGAAACAAGTAGACTGTTTTTGGAGACCAGAAGAAATTGATTTATCTAAAGATTTGACGCACTGGGAAGGTCTTAATAAAGATGAACAAACATTTATTTCAATGATTTTGGCATTTTTTGCTGCATCTGATGGTATAGTATTAGAAAATTTAGCTCAACGTTTTATGAGCGAGGTTCAGGTATCAGAGGCTAGAGCGTTTTATGGTTTTCAAATAGCTATGGAAAATATTCATAGTCATACATATAGTAATTTAATTGAAACATATATAAAGGATAAAGAGGAAAAGTCAAAGTTGTTTAATGCGATTACGAATTTTCCATGTATTAAAAAGAAATCTGACTGGGCTCAAAAATGGATTCACGATAAAAATTCTAGTTTTGCCACGCGTTTAGTTGCATTTGCTTGTGTAGAAGGTATCTTTTTTTCAGGTGCATTCTGTAGTATATTTTGGTTAAAGAAGCGTGGACTATTGCCTGGTCTAACATTTAGTAATGAACTTATTTCTAGAGATGAAGCCCTTCACTGTGAGTTTGCTGTGCTTTTATATTCTAAATTAATTCAAAAAATTGACCAAGTTCGTATACATGACATAATAAAGGAAGCTGTTAAAATAGAAACTGAATTCATTTGTGATGCGTTACCGTGCCGACTAATTGGAATGAATAGTCAAATGATGACACAATATATTCAGTTTGTAGCAGATCGATTATCTGTTCAGCTTGGTTACAAGAAGATTTATAATGTTTCTAATTCATTTCCATTTATGGAGCTAATTAGTTTAGAATCTAAAACGAATTTTTTTGAAAAAAAATCTGATGCATATGCTTTGGCAAATAAAACTATTTCAGATAATGACTTTGAATTAACCGAAGATTTTTAAAATTGATTTAATTAATTATAACTTAAATATAACCAACTATAACCATTTATAACCCGCCAATGCCGAAAAGTCAAACGGATTATTCTTCCACGATTATTTACAAGATCTGTTGTAAAGATTTAACAATTACAGATATTTATATTGGTCATACAACAAATTTCAATGAAAGAAAAAAAAGCCATAAAAGATGTTCGGATGATATTTTATATACCAGGTATGTATATAATTTTATTAGAGATCATGGTGGTTGGGAAAATTGGAGAATGATTCAAATTGAAAATGTTAATTGTAAAGACAAACGCGAAGCTGAGGCAACAGAACATTATTGGATAGAAACCTTAAAATCTACTCTAAATACCAATAAACCATACGCAAAATGTAAAGAAGAACCACAAATATATAAACAAGATTGGTATGAAGAAAACAAAGAAGAAATTCTACAAAAAGCGAAACAAAATTACGAAGAAAATAAAGAACAAAAAATAGAATATCAAACACAATATGCTCAAGAAAACAAAGAAAAAATATCTGAATATCAAAAAGAATATCAAGAGAAAAATAAAGAAAAAATATCTGAACAGAAAAAAATATACAGAGAAGATCACAAGGACTATACAAAAATAAAACAAACAGAATGGAGGGAAGCGAATAAAGAAAAATTGAAGTCTAAAAAAAGCGAAGTTATTAATTGTGAATGTGGTAATCAATATACATTTGGAAACAAACACAGACACCTTCAATCAAAAATACATATTCAATATCAAGAACCTAAACCAGTTATTTCTGAGGAAGAAAAAGACATTTTGGAAGAAAATAATAAAAAATTAGAAGAAGAAAAGATTGTAAAAACCAAACAACAGCAAAAAATATATCGAGAAGAGAATTCTGAAAAAATAAATAATTATAAAAAACAACATTATCAACAAAATAAGGAACAAATTTTAGAACAAAACAAAAAGTATAAAGAAGAACATAAAGAAGAAATACTAACAAAACAAAAAATGTATGTTGAGGAAAATATAGAACAAATAAAAATTAAGAAAAATGAATGGTATCAACAAAATAAGGAACAAATATTACAAAATCAAAAACAAATGATTATGTGTGAATGTGGGTCTGAAATTCGCAAAGCAGGTAGAAGTGAACATTATAATAGTAAAAAACATCAAGAATATGTACAATTGGACATATGCCATAAATAAATAAGATATTTTATTAAGATTTAAAAATATTAATTATAATATATATAATGTGGTTCAACAGATTATTTTTATCGCTTTTATGTTTTGTTAGTTCTTCGTCTTATTCATTTGATTATACAGAAGAGGCATTGCTAGACCAAGTTACAGAATTACCTGGATTAACTTGGAAGCCAAATTTCAATCAATTTAGTGGATATTTAAATCTTGAAGGAACCGAAAAAAATATTCACTATTGGTTAACAGAGGCTGAAACCAATCCAGAATCAGCACCAATTGTATTTTGGACGAATGGTGGACCAGGCTGTTCAGGTTTAATTGGGTTTATGACTGAACAAGGTCCTTTCAGAGCAGATATCGATGGTAATTTAAAGCCAAATATGTATGCTTGGAATAAAATTGTCAATATGATATTTCTAGAACAGCCTGTAGGAGTAGGGTTTTCTTATTCAAATAATAATGATGATTATAAGATTGGTGATGATCAGGCTGCGAAAGATAATTTAGCAACAATTTTACAATTTTTCGAAAAGTTTCCACATTTTAATCGTTCTAAATTGTTTATCACATCCGAATCATATGGTGGTCATTATATGCCAACCTGGGCAGACGAAATAATCAACTATAATGATGGTCAACAATATTCAGCAATGAGAATAAATTTTCAAGGGTTTGCTGTTGGAAATCCATATACTGATTATTATTCAGGAGTAGGAGCAGAAATGGAAACATATTGGGGAAAACAATTGTTACCAAAACCATTATGGGATAAATATTTAGAAAACAATTGCACTGAACCTTTGAAACAATTAAATTCTTCTACATGTTCGCTATTAATTTTGAATTTTATGAAAAAGATAGGAAATTTGAATCCATATGCTTTAGATTATCCTGTTTGTTTATCCCAACAACAATTGAAAATGAGAGAATATTTAAGAGATGAAAAAGAAAATGATAGTAATTCAATTCAATATGAACCGTGTGAAGATTTATATTCATCAAATTATTTAAATAGGATGGATGTAAAGGTGTCTTTACACGTTCATCAAGATATTGTATGGGAAGAATGTTCAAGAACAACCAAATACAATTTAGCTGATAAGATGTTACCGATGGAAAAATATTATAAGACAATTTTGAATTCCAAGACACATCCTGATTTAAGAGTATTAGTTTATTCCGGAGATGATGATAGTGTATGTGGAACAATTGGAACACAAAGATGGATCTATAATTTGGGATTTCCAACAACAAGTTTATGGGATACTTGGTATAATACTGATGGCCAAACTGCTGGATTTATAACTAAATTTAAGACACCTTTTACAAAAAATAGTCGATTTTCATTTATTACAGTTCACGATGCAGGCCACGAGGTGCCCACATATAAACCAAAGGATGCATTAGAATTATTTGAAATGTATATAAATAACAAGATTTAATTATAATAATAAATTTTAAAATAATATATTAAATATTTTTGAATATATAATATATTTAAAATGATCTCGTGTAAAATAGTAGGAGGATTAGGAAATCAATTATTCCAAATATTTACAACCATTGCATATGCATTAAAATATTCAAAACCTTTTTTCTTTTTAAATAATCACCAATTAGGAGATGGATCTAATGGTGTAATAATAAGATATACATATTGGGAAACTTTTTTATCAAATCTAAAACCATTTTTAAGAGGTATAGATAGTATTCCACAATTAATGTTTATAAAGGAAAAAGGGTTTAATTACGGTGAATTACCAGAAAACTTAGAAAAGAATTATGGAACTTTGTTAGTTGGATACTTTCAAAGTCCAATATATTTCGATAAATATAAAGAGATAATTTGTAAACTCATTAAAATTGATCTAAAAAAAATTGTCGTAAAACAAAGATCGAATATAAATTTTGAAAATAGTTATTTAATTTCATTACATTTTAGATTTGGAGATTACAAAAAGTATTCGAATATTTATCCGATTCTAAAAGAACAATATTATAGTAATGCCATAACCCATATTCTATCTGAAATAAATTATGAAACATATGTAAAAACAAAAACAATTTTATATTTTTGTGAGAATGAAGATGTAAAAGAGGCAGAAGATATTATACAAAAATTACAATTAAAATTCCCAACAATAAATTTTGAAAGAGCAAATCCATCGTTGGAAGATTGGGAACAAATGTTATTAATGAGTTTATGTAATCACAATATAATAGCAAATAGCACATTTAGTTGGTGGGGTGCGTATTTAAATGATAATCCAGGAAAAATAGTATGTTATCCAGAACATTGGTTTATGCCAGAGGCAAAAAAAAACATATCAGA